CGGTCATTTCTCAATTCACCTTTCAAATTAGCGTAGTAAAAGTCATTATACAACCAACCCTTTGAAGGGTTACAAGTCATCAATCCCTTCGGTCTATCGTTAATCAATTTGTAACGTACACGCGATTGCAAAATGTCAATACAACGCTTCGAAACTTCCGCTACCTCGTCAACGAAGTAGTCCGTGATTTCAATAGAACCAAATCTTTGAAAGTCGGGGTCTGAAGGCATATCCGCCAAGTCCATAAGTATCGTTTGGCTTCCGTTGTACCACTTAATAACGTGGTCTTGTCCGTTGTATGTGTAGTGAACGTTAGGTTTTAATCCGTGTAAGGTGCAAAGTTCAAAGAAGGTTTGCATTGTTGACAAGCGCAACTTCTTCAATTCAGCACGACCAATTAAACCCTTCGTCCCTGGGTATTTTAGTCTTCGTTTTATCTGCCAATCGCAACCGAGAAAAGACTTTCCACTAAACACACCGCCACCATACAAGACCTGCGCAATAGGACTTTCGTAAGAAAGAAGTTCTAAAGCGTGTTTCTGTTTGTCGTGGTAAATTATTTCGGGCATTATTTCACATTTATATTTTTCACCACTTTAATTTTTGGTTTGGTGAAGATTTTTAATATGTATAATTCAGCTTCTTCAATAGTTTCGAAAACCATATCAACACAAATTTTGTATCGATATTGATAATCTCTAATAGATTCAGTCTCCCAACCGCACCACTTTTTTTGTTGCACTTTGTATATTGTTTTTCCGCAATGTTCTTGCGAAACAATTCTTAATTTTTTCATATTATTTATTATATCAACGCTTCAATTTGACGCGGCAGGTATTCGGGTTTGTATGGTTGCATTAAAATAATTTTAATTGTAATTTTTCTAACCTGTCCATTTCAGCAATTACCTTGAAAATTTCATAGGCAACCTGCGGAACGATAGCATTTCCGTAACCCTTTATAGATTCTTGTCGCCATTTAGGAAAGGTAATTCCGTCCAATTGGGTGGGAAGCCCATCATCTCCGCCACAAATCGGGGATTGAGTTGGGAATCTTTCGAATGATAGTTCTTCTCTCCTTCTTCCATTTGACAATAAATTGATTTCATTGATACTCTTCTCGTTGGAAAATTGTCCAATGAGTTTGGTGGATACGCTCCCTTTGAGTCGCTCACTGTTGGAGTTGAAAGAAGTCCCATACTCAACATTCTCGGCAATGTCATTGAGTGCATTGATCCCTCTTTCACTTGGCTGCTCTTCATTGTTGCACTCGCGTTCGTGCTGTCGAATACTGTCTGAGTTGGTAGCATTCCTCTCTGATAAACAAAACCCGATTGAATCTCCTGTGCAAGCGTTCCGCTGTTCCCAAACTTCTGCTCCTTCTTGCTCAAGTTCTCGCTGTATGAATCCATCGCGCTTGGTGTTTTTAGCAATGAACCAAACCCTATCTCTTCTATGGGGCGCACCGACGGCACAAGCTGGCAATAGTATCGGTTGTACTTCGTACCCTTGACTTTCCAAGTCAACGCACACTTCTTCGAAGACCATTCCCCCATTCCAATTAGTAAGTCCACGAACGTTTTCGCCCACGACGTAGGTTGGTTTAACTTCTGAAATGACTCTGAGCATATGCGGCCAGAGGTGTCGCTCGTCCTCTTTCCCAAGTCGTTTACCTGCGCTTGAGTATGGTTGACAAGGAAATCCGCCTGTGAGTATGTCAATTGTTCCTCTGTGAATAGAGAAATCTGTCTTTGTAATGTCTTCATAACTGATTGAGTTTGGAAAATAATGACTTAAAACTTTGCGTGGGAAAGGCATCCATTCACAATGAAATGTATTGTTCCAACCCATCCATTCAGCGGCTAAATCGAAGCCACCGATTCCACTAAACAACGATCCGTGATTCATTGTTTTGACAAGTATAATTTATACAACTCACGCAATCCTTCGAATTGAATTGATTCTTTAACAAGCATACGCTTTCTATCACTCATTCGGTCAACCATTGGTTTATTCAACTTTTGCTCGTTGAACACCGTTGCTCTTGCCCTCGCTTTGCATCTTTGATATTCTTCTTCTGTGAACGTTTCAAGCGTTATACGTTTACTTTCTTCGAGCCAACGCATCATTGACACACCTCGTAATTCTAACGTCGTCATTTTGCCTTGTTTGAAGCTCTGCACGTCTTCGTCCAACATTCTTCTCCAGCTATCATCGTTTACCGCCATTTCGTTTTCTTTTATTAGTTCTGCTTTTTCCTCAATTGATTGCGCTATTTCACGCTGAATTTGTAAGTTCGCCTTGTCGCGGTGTGGTTTGTAGTGTGTCAACACGTCACCAATAAACGACACGCTCAACGCTCCAAAATGCTCACACTTTTTACTCAGTTCATTCGCTGCATTTAGTTCGAACGCAAGATTGAAGTGTTCGAATGTAACCCAACGAAAGTGTTTCATTATAAATTCGTGAAGCATCTGGAGTAATTGCGCTTCGGGAAGTGCTATTCCGTACATAGCGCACACCTTCGAGCATAACTTAACGAACGTTGGAAGGTCGTAATCGGCTACAAATGCGCTTTCGCGTTCTGCACGATCAACCCTTTGTGTAATTGTGAGCGTCGTTGTAGATGCGTTGCGCAGCATCGGAATCGAATTTTCCATTTTTGATTTTTGTTTGTTGGTTTGTTGTTGCGAATGTACTTAAATCCCACTTACGAACGGCAGCCTTCCAATCTTTCATCGCGTTCCTTCCCACCTTCCAACCGTTCGCTTCATAGTGAGCGTGAAATTTCTCGGTAAACTTAAGCGCGTCGTCGTTGCTTAACTTTTCGCAAGCGTATTCGTATATTTCGACAACGGTAGGTTTGACGAACGCAGTTTTCTTTTCTTTCGTCGTGACTGGAAGGTTTGCCTGTGGAACTGATAAGCGAATAAGAATATCGTTTATCTTTTGTTCCTGTTCCTTAACCTGCGCTTCGAGTGTTTCAACTCGTTTCTTTAGTTGTAGTATTAGCATTATATTTTCTCCTCTCTGATTTCTATTTTGAATAAGTCTTTTAGTATTTCAACCTCAGCATCTTTGAAGTTGGTCGTACCTTGTTCGCGAAGGCAGTAATTGCTTTGTTCAATGCCTAACTTATACGCAAGGTATTCTTGGCTGTAACCGTAGAATAATCGGTAGCACTTGACGGATTTGTGAAATGGTATCATTAGTCCCAACCCTCCCCTTTTGCGTCGTCGTCTGCGTAATCCCATTCGTCGCAGTCTGGACAGGTAACAATCTCTCCGTCGTTGTCAATCAATTCATAGGCTGAATCCCAATCTTCCAACTGTTGATCTTGAAGAACAAAGTCTACGCGCTCGGCTAAAAGTTCTTTGTCGCAGTTTGGACAAAATCTTAATTCTGATTTCATTTCTTTAATTGTTTTTTTAGTTTGATTTCTTTTTGGTGTTCTAAATGCTCCACAAATTTAGTTAAAAATTTCATTGGTTTAGCATAACCGATGTCATTTAATAGATAACAAATGCGTTCAACGTTCGCGCGGTAGTTCCTGTCGCACTCTATTTGCCAACTTGCCTGCTTCACTCCGTGCATTACTGTCGCGTGGTCTTTTCCGTAGTGATCCCCTATGCTCTCAAAGCTCTGCATATAACAAGGGCGGATAATGAAGAACACGATTTGTCTTGCTGTAACGATTTCGCGTTTTCTCGTAGGCGAATAAAGCAATTGCGAAGGAACACCCAATACGGAACAGGTGACGTCTTCAAGTGCGCTCCAGAACATCTCGCGTTCGTTTTCTAGTTCCTGTTGTTGTTTGATTTGTTCGCTTGTTAAACGCTCGTAGCGTGGCGTGAGCATCGTCCAAAGTGTTTCGAAGCGTTCCATATGTCTGAATGGAATCATATCCACTATTTCCTGTCTAATTTGTTCGTTAGTCATTCTCTTCGTTAATTAAGATTGTTGGTGTAAATGTGCTGAATACTTCTTCGCGTGACAGTCCTGTGTGTAAACAAATGTTGTTGAAGTCTTTGATTCTCATTCGTTCGGGGTGCGTAACGTAAAGGCGTGCGGTTGGGTCGCTTATTCGAAGAACGTTTTTGAAGTTGTGCATCGTCTTGAATTGACTTTTGACAAGTCGCCCAAATGGGGTTGAATAGATTTGTTTGTTCATTTTTTCAATAGTGGTTTAATCAACTGCTCTTTCTTCTTGTTGGTCGCGTGGTTCGTTCCGCGTAGTTCTGGATTGTGTTCCTTAACTAAACGTGCGATGCGTGTTATGTTGTCCGCGCTTACATACTTTCCACTTTCGTACATCGCAAAGAAGTTGCTTGTGATGTCTTTACGTTCTGCGAATTGGTCTTGCCATATCTTGACACAAAGTGCTTTGTTGTCGTTGCGGTATTTCTTCGCTTGTTTGAGTAGTTTCTCAACGCGCTTTTCAAGTGATAATAATTTTTTCATTTTGATTTTAAGATTAAGAGAGGGTATGTTTCAACCCTCTCATATTATTATTTAGAATGGCAATTCGTCTTCGTCTTCTTGCGTTGGTTGAACCAATCCTTTCGCTTCCAACATTGACTTAGCCTTGTTCATTTGATCCGCAGAACGCTCCAAACGTTTGCTGAACTCAGCTGACGAACTCACTTTGTTTTGAAGCCATTCTGGAAGCATCTTGAATCTAAGGTCAAAATCTTCTGAATCGTAGTCCAACAAGAATGAAGCGTTCACCTGTGGTGGACAAGTCATTCCTTTCGCAAGTGGTGACGCTCCTTTAAGGTCTGCGTAAGTGCGCCCTGTGTTCGCTGTGCGGTGCATTACGCTCACCATAGCTTCCTTGCCGAGTAAAGTACCAATGTCGAATTTGTTTGCTTCTGCGTCCGACATTGCTTTTCCAAGCCAAGATTGAACGAAAGCGCGTAAGCCACTCTTTTCGTGCATTGAAAGAGTGAAGTCGCGACCGATTGAGAAAGGCTGTTCACCTTTGCCGAAGTCCGCAGTTTCAAGTGGTAGTTCAAACACTAAGCGAACTTTGTTCACTAGCTTTTCTTCGCCCTGGTAAGTGTCCACAATTGTTCCAATGTGAATGATTTGATAGCAACGCGCTACGTGTGTTCCTGCGGGTACTGTTTGACCTCCGCTGTTGTTGTTGTTTTGTTGTGCAATAATGCTCATTGTGTTGTTATTTTGTTGATTTATATAAGATTCAAATTTGTTTGCGAGTTTCGCTTCTTCATTCTGCCAGAACCATTCGTTCTGCGACATCTGTTCTTCCTCGCTTATTCGCTTGTAATAACCCATTTAGATGCGGTCTTGGAAGATACGATAGTCAAACTCAAAAGTGATTCCGTCACGCTTCAAACGGACGTAGTGTAGATCGTATTCGGGTTCATCACGTCGAAAGAAGCGTCCAAGAACATCGAACTCAAACACGTTTCCTTTTTCGTCGGTGAACTGGCGTCCTTCGTTCTCGTGAAACCAACCGTTGTCGTGTTCAAAGTTCTGTGCAATTACTTTGATTTCTTCATTAAGACGCTCGATGTCGTCCATTGAAAAGTGATAAGTGATTTTTGGATTGTACATTGATTTTGATTTTTAGTGGTTACAAATGTATTCAATTAGTTCGTCGTTCCAACGCAATTCTGAAATTTTTTGATGTTTCTCGATGTTCGCGCTAATTTCGTTGTGCGTTAGGTTGTAGGCTGACGCGCTCGAATAAACACAAATAAAGTTAGATTTCTTTTGGTGGCTCTGGTAGTTCTTTCCAAGACGAAGTAGTAACCTTGAGGAATACTCGTTCAAGTTCTGCAATTCGTTGGTCGCACAATTGATTCCGAGAAGGCGAATCAGTCCTTTGATTACCGTAATAATTTTGTGCGGTAATGATTCCGTCAATAAGAATTTGTACTTCTTCTTCAAAGAGAAAAATTGATTTGTAAAAATTGGCTCTTTCATTGTTCATTTGATTTTTGGGTTTTAGATTTCTTTTGATAGTATTATTTCTTCTCGTGGTGTCGCTTGTTTGATTCGGTCGTAAGCGCGCACCGCTTCGTCGTAGTGATTGTACGACATATGGAATTCTCCGTTTACTTTGATGACGTAGTACATATCTGTCAACGTCGTTTTTTGAATTAGTTCTACTTTCATTTTGTTTTCTTGTTTTGTGTTTAAAAAGTTATCGTTAATGTTGTCAAGGTCGTTAAAAAATTCTTGAACTTTAAAACTTCCAGACCTTGTAAAAAAAATAGGGGTGTCTTTCATTTTGTTGTGTGATTTGAGGTTTGTTCTAATTGTCTTGTTTGTTCGTCGATTGATCCTGCGATTAACATTCCTAAGAATAGCATCGCAATAAAGAGTAGTGTTTTTTTCATTTGATTATTGATTTGATTAACTGAATAATTTGTCTTTTAAAAATTTGATTTGCATTTCCATCATTTCGATTTCAACTCTTGTTATCTGGTCAAACTTACTGAATGATTCTTCTTCCAAACAATCTTCATAACGTCTAATTTCAATTTCCAGTTGTTTGATTTTCTCAAAAATCATTTCTTTTGTTGTTCGTGTTAATTGTTCCATAGCTACTTTGTTTTTGTTTATCTTTGGTGTTGTTGTTAATTGTTTGACAAATATATGCTAAACTTTTGAGATAGCAAGAAAAAAATAAACTTTTTTTGAAAATAATTTATAAGTAACTGAAAATGAACGTAAAAACTTTTAATAAAACATATAAAAAAAGTAGTGTAAAGCGTAAAATAGCACCCGAAAGCGAAGCAAATCAACAAGAGATTGTAATAAAATACCTTCGTTTAGCATATCCCGAAGCGTTGTATTGCGCTTCCGCAGGTGGAATGAGGACAAGTTACTTGCAAGCGATCAAGATGAAGCGCACGGGTTACGTAAAAGGCTTTCCCGACCTATTCATTTACGAACCACGCGGAGAATATCACGGTCTTGCAATTGAGATGAAGAAGGAAAAAGGTGGTGTTGCTTCGCCAGAGCAAAAGGAATGGCAGGAACAATTAAGAAACAGAAACTATTGTTCTTATATTTGTAAGGGTAGCGAAGATGCTATCAAAAGAATAGACGAATACTTTAATGTGTGAAACTTGACCGCTACATAGAAGGACATTACAAGAAGTTCAAAGAACTTGCGAAAGGAATTGCGCGAGGTGAAGACTTCTATGAAGACTTGCTTCACGATTCTTTGTTGTCTATGTTTGGTTCAAAGCACATTGAGAAATTGATTGAAACAGGAGAGTTCGAATTTTATCTCATTCGAGTAATGTATCTATCTGTTAATTCACCTAATAGTCCTTTTTATCGTCAAACGATTGCTTGGAATAGAAACAGACGCGACTTCAAAGAATACGCTCACGAGGTTGACAAGACGTGGTTAGGCGCACGAATGACAAACGAGCAACTAGACATTCTTATCAGTCGCTTAACCGAGTTTGAACGCTTAATCTTTCAAGAGTACATCTTCGAAGGTTTCACATATCGTGAATTTTCAAAACAAACAGGAATACCAACTGTATTTTTGTACAGAACAATTGATAGTATAAAACAAAAAATAAGAGCAAATGTTATTCGCAAAAAGCAATGAGTACAAACGCAGGTTAGAAATTTGTCGCACCTGTAAATTCTTCGAAGCATCAACGCAGAGTTGTGGTCCGTTGATCGTTGGCAACGAAGTAGAAACAGAAGTCCTATTCAGAAAGAAGTCAATCAAGTTATGTGGCTGTGTTATGCCTATCAAAGCCAAGTTAGCCTTCGCACAATGTCCAGCATCTAAATGGAGCGGTGTGTTATCTCTTGACGAACAAATAGAGTTCAAACGTTTCTTGCTCGATATGAAGGCACAGGGCAAGTTGGAAGACAAAGACTTGATGAAGTTCTATTCGTTTAAGGATAAAGCTACAGGAGCGTTCAATGAGCGTTCAACGTGTTCGCCTTGTGTGCGCAAAGACATCAATATGTTTCTCGATTCAATGAAGGATGTTGAAATAGGTGAATAACTTATAAGGCAACTTTTGGAAGTAACAACGTATATTTGTTACAGCCAAGCAACGCGAAACTACCCCCTTTTATTTTTGCTTGGCGGCTGAAATAATTGGGGGTATATTTTTTTAAGTAAATGAAACAAACTGGATAAGAACACAAACCGCCTTCGTAAGTCAAAGCGAAGTAACCAATGACTACACTTGCAATAAACCAATGCTTGGAACGAGCAACTGCCCTTTTAAGGGCGAGAGTAATCTTTTTGTGGGGGGGAGCTTTTTCTTTTGTTCTTTCTTTATAGTGCTTACACGTTTTCTTTGTTCTTTTGTTTTCTTTTGACATTTAGTGACAGTCAATAAATTTAGTGAAATATAAAATAAATAAGATGTTCAAAGTAGATTACATAGATTTCGTTATTAGTCAATATGGACACAATGCTTTTATGTTAAAATCAAAGGACGAAAGAAAGTTGAAAAATAAGATTGTGTACAAAGTGGAATATCAAAACCTTTCCAACGAAGAAACAATTGAATTTTACACCTTCGATAAAAACAAGATTGTAACAGGTGGCACAATTGACACATTAAACGCAAACTACAAATGATAATCATTCCAGCTCAACTCGAAGCAGTAACAACACGAAAGGACAAGACACTCAAACTAACGTTTGGAACGAATGAACTTTCACCTGCTCAAGCGTCCGAACTATTCACAATAGCAAATCAATTCGGCTACCTCGCGTTCAAAGATGAAGATTTTAAACGCGAAGAATTAGACGCAGTTGAATCACTCAAGAGTGAGTTAGAAGATACGTTAAAGAAGCCCTCACAACGTTTAAGGGGTGTTCTATTCAGACTATTCGAACAAGACAACGACGGGTTCAAGACATTCTCGAAATACTACGACTCGAAGATGGAGCAACTTATTAACCACTATAAGAGTAAATTGGGTTAATTATTACCTTCGAAAAGTAAACGAGGGTAGTTTTTATATTTATAAATTATGAGCAAGGAAGAAAAGAAAGAAACCAAACCACAAAACGCAACACTAAAAAAGACTGCTATGCTAAAGGCTCTCGAAAGCACTTTGGGTGTGGTAACTTCTGCGTGTGAGATTGTAGGCATAGACAGAACAACACACTATCGTTGGTTGCAAGAAGACGAAGACTACAAAGCGAAGGTTGAATCATTGTCAGACCTTGCTGTTGACTTCGCAGAAAGTCAGTTATTCGAATTGATTAAGGGAGCGCATCGCGAGGTATCAACACCAGATGGTGAAGTAATCCGTATTCAAGACGCACCCAACACAAGCGCAACGATTTTCTATTTGAAGACACGAGGAAAGAAACGAGGGTACGTTGAGCGAAATGAAATCGCAGGTGTTAACGATGCTCCGATTCAAATAATCATCAACGACAAGTTATAGATTTACAAAAAAGAATAAAAAGTCAATATGAGCGACAACAAATTAAACTTTCTGAAATCACAGATAGGAGCATTTCATCCAGAGTGGACGAAGGAACAGATTGAAATGGAAGCAATACG